GGTTTCTTGGATTTGCTTCGACTACTCGTCGTCGCAAAAGTCGCTGGTGATATGCGGTAAGTTTAAATCTTGAAATTCACGCTCCGGCTTCTGCCATGCCAGCTCATGCTGACGGGCCAGCCGGTGCGCTTCGGTCAAGTCGCCACGATTCACGGCATCGCTTACCTTTTCGGCCGAGTTGGCTTTCGCCCGGAGCGTGGCCGTTTCCATGATGAGGAATGCTTTGTTTGGCATCATGATCCGTACCGATTGTTGCCGGAGTAGTCGCAAAAACGTTCAAAGCTGCGGTCAAAGTCGCCGTGCTCGCGTTCGTACACGTCGTGCTCGTAGTCCGGCTTGTCGTTCATTGGCAACGGCTCGGCTGCCTTTGCCTTTTCTGCGTTGTATTGTTCTTCGTTTTTAGGATCGCTCATTTCTTGCCTTTCGTTGCGAGTTTCATGGATTGAATCGTTGTTTTAATTGCTTCCTGCGTGAGACACTTGGTCGTGAACCTCCACACCCGCCATCCAAGGTCGGCTGCTGCCCGGTACTTTTCGCAGTCCTTGACCATTCCCATCCCACGGCCGTGACGGCCCCCGAACGGCAAGAACGCACCGCCGTCCAGTTCAACGGCACAGCGGGCGTCTGAATTTGCGATCACGTAGTCAAACCTCCACTTACGTGTCGGGTGAAATTTATATTCTGCCGTGAGCTCCGGCCCGCCGGCCGCCTTCCAAAGCAGAATGAATTTGCTGGCCAATGCGCTCATTTCGCCTGCCCCTGTTTGACCATGATCGACGCCACCACTTCGGTCAGGCGTGCCACGTCGGCCTCTAGGCGTTTTGTCCGGCTTTGCAGGTCGATCAGTGCAGTCGCCGACGACCATTCCGCCATGCCCACGGACTTAGACGGCACCACGGCCCCCAGCACACCCTCGGCTTCCAAATCCCGGACGCTCATTTCCCAAGTTCCTTGCGAACGAAGTCAATAATCCAGCAGATCACGGCGATCGCTATGGTCAGGCCGCCCACCCCGCATCCCAAAAACAGACCCCAGCCAACGATCAGCCCGGAAAGCTGGGCCAAATCCTTCATCAGCTCCCAAGAGATCACTGCTCGCCCCTTACTTGGCGATGCCATGCCAGCCGGACGGCGGGATCCGAGTGCCAAACGTAAGCGTCCGGCCCTAAATTATATCCGCCCCGTTTATTAAAGTTAACTTGTTGGTAATGCCGCTTCGGAAGCTCAGGTATTACCTGCGATTTTACAACTCTATCTAAGTCGTTGTAATGATAGGCATCGGACGGGGTGGGATTTGAACCCACGGTTTTATTTCTTTCTTCGTTTTGATTTATTATGCTTGGAGAGTTCATTGTATGTTATTGCTTCAAACTGAGTAAATGTTACCGTTGTGACCATGGCCTTTTCCTACGTTAAACGAGGCTCCCCCTGGTACTTCATTCGCTACAAAAACGAAGACGGAAAGTGGCGCAGTAAAGCCACCCGTTATCGCATCGACAATACCCTGCACCGGGCCAAGGCAGTCGCGGAAGCTGCCCGACTTGGCGTTCACGAAAACACCGCAAAGTGCGGCCACGATTGGGTGAACGATTTGATCGAAAATCATCCCGTTTCCCCTCTCACAAAAGTTTATTACTTGAACTGCTGGCGTCATCTTGAGCGATTTATTTATGAGAAAAAAATAAGTCTGCAAGCATTTTCCGCTAATGACTGCGAAATTTATTTGAAATGGCGCCAAAACCTTCCCCGCACCTCCGGCGGACAGGCCGGCCGGAATCAAGCGTGCCAAGATTTGAAGATTCTGAAATGGATCCACCGTCAGGGCCGACTGCTTGGAAAGATGGATTCGGTTGCCTTGCTGGACTACCGAATTAAACGGGGCCGAATCGCCCGCGTGAAACCTGTCTTTTCGGATAATGAGATTAAAATCGTACGGAAAGCGCTGTCCGTCGAAGGAGTCCCGGAGTGGATGAAGGTTTCCTTTGAGATTGCTTTGGCCACCGGCTGCCGTCTCCGTGAAACGCAGATCCCGCTTTCTTGCGTTGATCTCAAAAATCGGATTCTGACGTTCCCCTGTCCCAAGGGCGGAGCCGGCAAGTCGTTCAGCATTCCAATCCCGGCCGCCATCGAACCCATGCTGAAGGCCATGAAAGCGGAAGGCCGTGAGCTTACCTGTGAAGTTCCCCGCACCCGAGCGTCGCTGTGCTGGCGTAGATTGCTCGATATTTGCGGTCTTAAACGTCATTGTTTTCACTCTTTGCGGGTAACCCGAGTGACGCGACTGCGTCTCGCAGGCTGTTCTCAATCAGTCGCCATGCGACTCGTGAATCACTCTTCGACGTTAGTTCACGAGCTGTATCAGCGACACTGCGTGGAGGATTTGCGGGACGCTGTGAACGTAGGCCAGCCTGCTCCTTCCGCCATTGATCAAAGTCGCTCGGAATTACCTTTCCCGCGATTATGGGAAATCCATGCATTCCCCGCAGTTGTTTGATTTTGGCGTATCCTAGATTGTAAGCGGCGCCAAGTTGGCGGAGTGAAAGGGCGGCGTCCTCCTGGCGGAGTTTCATGGCTGTATCGTGGAGGCGCCCCGAGATCATAAGTATCTAGCTTGATTCTCCCGACGCTCGATCGAGCAGTTGGGTGACGAGTTGCGACAAAGAAATCCGGCGCTTGCTTGCCAATTTTTGAGCTGCCTTTTTAATAATCGCCGGAAAGAAAAAGTTGGTCTTTTCAACCTTCTGGCCATTTAACGGACGGCGGGGCATACGCCGTGAATACGCCTTCCCTCCGCATTGTCCACACTTTTCTTTTTTATTTTTAAAATTCTTTTTTACTTGAAGGCGTATTTATTACGCATACAATATGCCTATGAAAAAGGTGAAAACGAACCTGACGATCGATCCTAAGGTCAAGCGCAAGGGCGAACAGTTGGCCAAGAAAAACGGCCTGTCTTTTTCAGCCTACGTGACGACCTTACTTGTCCGGGAGCTGGCTGAATCCAAAAAGTAGTCGATTAAGTTTATCCCTTTTGGGATATATTCTTTAGTTTATAATAAGGCGCTGGACGGGTGTATTGGCGCTTGGGGCCATATTTGGAAAGATGGTTTCCTGCCTTTACTAACTGATAAAACTTTCGCTTTTCAGCCCTACCCTCTTGCACGAATCGATTCATCATCCGGCTGATTGTTGGCCGAGTGTAACCGAAAATCTTTTGCAGATCCTCGATCGATTTCCACCCGGGTGGAATCGGTTCAATTCGCCTGCCGGCCAAGTGATCGGCAAGTGCGTTTGCCCAATCCTTTAGATCGGCAGTCGCCATTCTCCCTCCACAGGACTCACCACGTTGACCGTGCAGCCTTGCCCGCCTTCTAGGTACTCCCCGTAAGCAATCCCATGCGCCCAGCGGGTCACAGAGCGATTGCGGCGGGCATAATGCATGGATCCGATGTCGGCGAGACAACCGATCGACCAACCCACCGGGGCCCCCACGCAACGGCCGGCTGCCCGATCGATCCGATGCAGGTGACCAAACACGACAGGACGGCGGAGCATTTCAACATGATCCCGGACGGCCATCTCGTTAAACATGTAGCCGTGGCCGAACAGGGTTCCGCCAAAGTCCACCCAACCTTTTTCAATGTCGTACTGCGTGACCTTGGTTTTCATTTCCTTCATGGCCGCCATGAGCTCGGAAATGGCGCTGGTGGCGCAGTGAGCGACGATGGCGCTGGGGCTGTTTTGCATAGAATAAAGCCGGTCTTCATGATTACCTGCAAAAAAATGCGTGGGGCGTAGTTCACGCAAGAAATTGATCCCGGCGTCAAAGTCTTCCCGGATCGAGGCGGATCTGTCGGTGGCGTTGGGATCCCGCATGGCTCCGGCCCGGAGAGCTGCCAGATCGACGGCGTCGCCCAGGTGCATGGTGGTATCCCCGGGTCGGATCCATCGGCGCTTCATTTCAATCGCAGCCTTGCAGGCGGCCGCGTTCGCCAGGTGCCCGTGACTGCACGAAACGGCCAGCCATCGTTTCCACTTGCGGATGATTTTCATTTCTTATCCTCAGATCCGGGCAACCCGTGCAGGACGGCGAGAATCTGTCGGCACGCCTCCCGGGACGTAGCCGCGGCCACGCTCTCGTCCGCCGCGCCTTGCAGGGCCATGTCGGCGATCACGCCGAGCTGAAGTTTTAGCGTGTGCATGTAGGTGCAGAGATCCAGCACCTCGTCCCATGCATCCTTCCACACCGGCCGACGCCACAGGGCGCCTCCGTGCTCGAGCTGGCCTTTTACATATTTTGCCGAGACGTCGTTTGTCAGGTCGTTGATGATCGTCGCTAGGTGTTTTCTGTGCTCCGGCGACATAATTTCAGCGCCGTTCATCGTGAGCTCCATGGCCGTTTTGATACCAGTCCCCTGCCTTTTACTGCCTTAGGCTTTCCCACGACTTGTTCCACAGGACTATGTGGAATGTCACGCCACGAACTATATCGACTATCTTGAAGATGACCTGTTTCCCAGCTTATAGCCGCCAGCTCAAAGGTAAGGCCGACGTGCTCGCCGAGGCGAAAGGCTGTTTCGTCGTCCCAGTTTGTGTCGAGCAGATCACCCTTACCTGTTTTCAATGGCACCCAATCAAACGCCAGCCCGTAGTTGTGATATGACTGCCCGGGCTTTGCCTGTGTGAGGATCTTGCCCGGACGTGACCTACCTTGGGCGTACAGCATCGCCTGCTCCTCCATGGATCTCCTTCCGGTATATATCAGCGGCTGGATCCGGCTGTTCTGCATTTCCACCAGCCACCCGCGCACTCGCTTCTGGAAGTCCAGATCGAGCGTTTCAATGCAGCGGAGCGTTCGAGCCGTTGCCTCCGCCAGACTTGTCATCGCCTTGCTCGCTCTCTTTCTGTTTCTGCCAGAGAATCAGATAGCGCTTTGAGCGATTGCGCAAAGAGATCTCGGTAAGCTTGCGGACAGGGTTTGTTTGTTCGTTCGGCTTTGTCCCATGCGTAGATGAAGTATGAGACTGTGTCCGGGCTTGGTGGCGGGCCGTCTTGCGTTTGCGAGGTCGTCGCACAGCTTGCCAGCGCCAGGCTAAGAATCAGCAGGAGGGCGTTTCGTCCACCACGCATCGATGTCTCTCAGTCTTTTCCGGCGTTCCAGTTCGATCGCTTCAAAGTTCCGCTGGGTCGGGGTTTTGCGGTTCAGTACGTAAAGAGTGATTCCGATCAATCCACTCACCGCCGAAAGGATCGCGGTGATCATGTTCCCTTATTTGCGGGAGATTTTGCTGATAAAATCAACGATCTTTTGCAGGGTCGCTTCCGGCTCGTCCCCGGGGAACAGAGTGGCGACTGCGACGGCGGCCGTTAGGAGAGCTGTGACTGCGCCCAGGATCTGCGTCCCGTGGCTGACTACATAGGATAGAGTTTCGTTCATGCCCTTCGGCTAGTGTCAAAGACCGAATCGGCGTTTGATAAGTTCCCACGCCGTGCTGACTACGGCCCCCGAGACCAACGCCACGAGCCAAAGCTTTGTTTTAATCGTGTGGGCGTCTCGTTCCATGGCGGTCAGCCGGCCGTGATACTCGCCTAAGCTGGCCTGTGAGCGTTCCAACAGGTCGAGAATGACGCTCTGGCGGGTCTCGATTCTGGCGACAGATTCCCGTACCACGGAAAGGCGTTCGGAAAGTTCGGCGATCTGGTCGGTGCTCATAGTTTTGCGTTTTCTGCTCCATCCGCAATCCGCACCCATTCGTTGCCCTGGGCGTCAGTCCATCGAACAATAAATCCTTCTGCCTCTAAAAAACGCAAAGCCGCATTGAACTGACGATAATCAGCTCCGTCTTGAGTTTCGGCAGCCATATCTCAAAACGGCTTTTCACCGCCTGCCCGGGCCGCGTCGCCCATCGACGGAGTGTTGGTGTATCTGGTGGGAACTTCAACCGCAACCGGCGCAGGCGAACAGCCCGCCAGCACGGCGCAAAGAAAAATCACGCAAATCATGTGAAAGGATAAGTGGTGCCAGCCCCGGCGTTGTAAAGAGATGTGAATTCTGGGTCAGTTAGGGCTCGATTCCAAACTGCAACCTCATCCACGACTCCTAAAGTCCAATAATCACTAAGGTATGACGATCCGCCAATTCCAATTCCGTTAGCAATATTGATACTTTGCTCTGTGCTTGCAAGAAATGTTCCATTTGAATAAGCGGAAACAACTCCATTATCTTTTATTATAACTATATTATACCAAGTGTTGTTACTAAAAGAACCAACCTCAAATATATCTGATGCATTTAGATAATCATCAACACTTAATCCCCCATTTATAAAATACACATTAAGCGCATTTTCCACAGGTGATTCTATAAATGTTTGTTGTGCTTGTGTGTTTGTTGATTTTACCCAACATGAGATACAAAAATCTCCTGTAATTGTTGGGAAAGAGGTTGTTTTAAGGTATTGTTCGCCACCAAATAAAGCTCCATTATTAATAATTCCAGCAGCATTTGTTACTCCATTATTATTTGCAAGAGTATATCCATTTCCACTTGAATCTAACCAGCTAGTTGTGTCGAGGTTCCAATAGGCAAGAAGACCATTAAGAAGGGTCGACGTCGTTTTCCCAAACGTTCCCGAGCCAAGTCTTAGACCGAGGCCGAGATGCACGGCTTAGTTCCCCCGGGTGTAGGCGATGGCTTTGCCGGTGGCCAGTTGGAAGGAGGTGACGGCCGCAAATACGACAAACCCGGCTGGGAAGGTTACTCCCGTCAGAGCGTCACCCGCAAGAGCAGTCTGACTGACGGATGTGAAAGAGCCGTCGGCGATAAACTGAATGGCCTGAAAGTTTCCAGTCACGGCCGTCGTGCCTGTCACCACTTTTCCACCATATTCACCAACGCTAAGGGACGTGTCTTGGTTGATCTGAAGGTCGTATGCCATATATGGGTCAAGAAAGTGTCAAAGCGGATTGCCAGTGGTAGTGTCATAAGTTCCACCATAAGGCCAATATTCTTTAGCCCTTATATCTATTTGAACAGACCCAGTTGCGGTTGGTACTATTGTATATATTGGGCCAGTAAATGTATCATTTAATAATTTGAAATTAAATGAACCAATAACCGCAGTATTCGATGCCCCGTCACTAAAGGAGTTTCCTGTTCCAAGAACAATAAATGGATAATATGTTTTTCCATTTCGTCTAGTATTAAAATTATCGGAAAAACAATATTGTAAATAAAGGCCAAGCTCATAGGAATAACTATTTCCGTCTGGATATTCTACCCCCAAATAAACTCCACGCTCATATAAAAAAATCTCCGCACCATTGCATATATATTGTTCTTCTGAATTTATTTCTGGGGTGTTGCCAGAAATCGCCATATCCTCATAAGAATCGCCATCAAAATATGTATAATAAACAAATGCTCCGTCACTTGGAATAGCCCATTGTCCGCTAATTTTTGCCTCCCAAACCTTAACCCTCCAAAACAAGGCCATCGCTTGCTCAAGAGTAAGTGGGATTGTTGGTTGATATGGATATGTCTCTCCCTCTGGAATACACACTGGGAAATACCCGCTCCCCTGTGCCGACAAAACCTTTCCCACAGGATTTCGCTCTCCTCGCCTTTCGAGCTAGTACCCGATGACTGTGATGCGGAAAGTCTGCGTGGATTGTGAGGCGCTGTTGTTGATGCCGTTGACCGCATCCACGTGAACCTGATCTGTTGCGACTACGTGCCCAAAGAACGTTAGCCCTTCTGATACTGCGCTTGGTATGCCAAGCAGCACAATGTCGTTGATGGCTGCGCCTGTGATTGCGACGGTGATGGACGTGGATGAATTTCCGCTGATTGAACCGAATGCAAGCGATGCTGTTGTCGTGAGCGTTTTAGGCGACAAAGGGAACACGCCGTAAGTCGTGGATCCACTACGCAACAGGCCAAGGTTGACCAAGCTCGTCACAACGTTCGGGCCGTTGGGTTGTGTGACCGGGGTGGATCCGTAGAACGCCAGTTTTGACGACGTGCTGACGCCAAACTTCGTACCGGTAGTCGTGCCCAGCCCTAGGTTGTATCCGTCGGTGATGGTGACGGCCGTGCCGGACAGATCCAACACGGTAATGCCTGTCCCGATCGTGTTGTTCTGCCAATCGAGGAACACGGATCCGCCCGAGTTGTACAGCTTGCGGTTGGTCGCATCCACGTTTGTGTTGCTGTCTTCGACGAATAGCGCGTCGCATTCTGCTTTGGTGTAGTAGCCAGCCGCAGAGGCAGGGACTGCTGATCCTGTGGTGATGACGTCTTTGCGGATTGTAATGTCGCCTTGGTAGATCGTTTTGGGCGTGCCAGACTGCGTCAGCTCGATCTCGAGTTTTGGCGTGATCGTGTTTGTTCCCACTTCCGCGTAGAGCTCATCCAGTTCGCTCGTGTTCATGCTGACGGTGGTCTGGAAAAACTTTCCAAACACCACGGTCGATGCATCCAATGTAAGCGCTGTCGTGACGTTCTGCTGGCCGAGATTGCGAACAAAACTGATTGTGTAATCGCCTTGGTTGTTGCCAGCCTGCACGCTGATGTTTCCGGATCCGATGCCCGTGACGGCCGAAAGCGCTTCCGAGAAGCTGGCCGCGGTAGCTCCGATGGCGATCCCGGTCGTGCTGTTTGCGCCGTAGTTTAAAACGATGTTTCCGCCTTCCGCATCCGGGCCGACACTAAGCAGCCAGGTCTGATTTGTTCCAGTTGTCCCGGACGATCCGACCTGAAGCTGCGTCAAGCTGACCATTCCGGCCGTGCTGGCTGCGGTAAACGTGTCAGTGTAGACCGCAGGATTGCGGGAAAGTTGGATAATCTGCTGAGCTTTGACTGATGCGGCCGGATAGCGCCGGTTGTTGATCAGCACGGAGCTTGTAGGAAATAGCGTGAAAGACGATCCACCAAAGGACAGCGCCGTATTGGCAGTTGCGGCAGTGATCACCCACGCCCCGGTCGTCACAGATCCGTATGTCGTCACTGTGCAGTTGCCGGCGATGGCCGAGATGGCAGTGGCGACTTGTGCAGTAGTCGCATTAAAAGAGATCGCAGTCGAAGTGCCGGCGCTGGTGGTTAGTTTAAATTGGCCCTCGGTCGGCTTTCCGTCCAAATAACCAATTCCGAGCTTTAGGCTTGCGCCTGTGGTATTGATGTCGCGCAATAGGCCGGAGCTATCTCGGGCCTGCAAACGGACGCGCAGCGTGTAGGAGTCGTTTCGAGTAAGCGTCGGGAATACTCCGTTCTTCACGGATCCTTCCGCCAGTAGTGAATTGGCCCCTGTATCCAGATAAAGATCGATCTGTTGGCCCATTTTATCCCTTGCCTATGTCAAGGGCCAAAGACGGTAATCGTAGCCGGCGAACCGTTGGAACATACGTTCAGCGTGATCTGCTTGAGAGCTGCCGTGCCTGTGACTACTCCGGTCACGCTGATCTGAATTCCGTCTGGCACGTCAATTAGTATGACGTTGGCTCCGGCGATCGGTTTAGTGCATTCAATCCGCCGAATCAGCTTGTTAAAAAATCCTTTCCCAAGTCGAGACGGGCCATCGATTTCATTTAGGCGGGCTTCGGTTGCCATGGCTTACGCGTAAACCCCCTGTCCCCTCTGCTTCTCTTTGAACATTGCCCTAGCGACAAGGAACTGCCCCCGACGGGTAGAGTCCAAACTGTCCAAGCAGTAGCCAAAATACGTCAGCGTGCCAGCAAGATTGCTGACGGTCAGTCCAGGCTTGCGCGGATTGGATGGAAGTGCCGTCCCGTTAATATAGGCAGGCATTGGAATTGTGACGGTCGGGCTGAACCGTTCATTTACTGGGTAATCTGAAGAAAGCTGCCCGCTGGCAAACTGACTTTCCGTGAGATCAGTTACAAAGCTAACTTCAATAATTATAGGCGGCCCATATATATTTGCACCGGTCGTCGGAATATATTTAATCTGAGCAGGCGGCAGACTTGTCTCGCTGGTGAGCCCCACGTAAGTAACAGTCATTTCGCTGATGTCGCCGTCCTGCTCTCGGAGGGCCGCTGTCTCCACCGCCATCCGAATAAACTTGGTCGATGCCGTGGTGAATGCGGAATGCGTGACGTCTTTTAGCGGCAGGATCTTCTGCCGATCCGCCGTCCTGATCGTGTAAATTTCAGTAATGGTTTCCAGACCAACGATTTCTCGGCTGTACTCGGAACGCCGCAGGATCTTACTGCCGGACGATAATGCGCCAAGGATAGAAGCAGCCATATTAGCTTACCAGTGGCGCAGACGTCAGCTTTGCCAGGGCGTCTTGCAGGGTTTTGTTGATGTCGTCCAAGGTGGTTTTTCCTTCCGCCTCTTTCTTGGCCTGTGTCTGGATGTACTCGGAACGGCGTTCAGACATGGAGCGCTGAGCGGTTCCGATTCCAAACGATCCGACCTTTGTGGCTGACGTGCTTGCCAGGACTTCTTTGTCGAGTTGGCCTTGTGTGATTTTCTTTTGATCTTCCGCTGCTTTCTTGCGGGCTTTTTCGACTTCGGCCGCTACGCCGCCGCCAAGCCCGGCTGCGATGTCGAGGCGTTGCCCGGCGGCTCCGCCTTCAGTCTGTTGGAATTGCCGCGAGCTTCCACCGGGGCCAGCCATGGCGCCTTTCTGTTTTTCTAGGAGTTTGTTTTCCTCCATGGCGTTCTCGATCTTTTGATTGATTGCCTCACGTTCGCTTTCAAAAATGTACTTCCGGCGTCGTTCTTCGCTATCCGCGGCCATCTTTTTTTCATCTTCTTCTTCTTTAAGCGCCCGCATGGCTTCGTCGGTACGTTCTTTGATTGCGTCCTTTTCGGCTTTTTCGGTTTCTTTAGCAGCTTTTGCTGTGGCTTTTTTTCCACCTCCTGCTCCGCCTTCTAAATCCATAGGTTTTGCTGCTGCTTTAGGTTGGTCGCCTTTTTTGAATTCAGCAGATAGTTTGTTTGCTTCTTTTATGATTTCCTTCGCTCCTGAAAAATTGCCAGTAGCAGCCTCACCCATAGCCGCTAGGGTCATCGTGATCTGCTCAGCCATAAATTTAAACGTTTTTACCGCAGGATTTACAAACTGAGCGATGCTTCCAAACATTATTGTCATCGTATTCTGGAAAGTTTTGATTTCGTCTGAAGCTGCGCCAAGTTGTGCGATCGTATCATCCGACCAGACGCCCATATCCTGCCCCATTTTCTGAATGGCGTCCGGGCCCATCCTAAGAGTTTCCATCAGAGCTCCAACGCTTTTGCCTGCCACTTCCTGCGCCTGGGCGAACGCTTCCAGTGGGTCGTTGGCGCCTGCCACTGCCTCGCTGAGCTTGAAAAATATATCCTGCGGCGACATGCCTTGCAGATCTGAAACAGTTAAACCTAGTTTTTCAAACGATGCGATCATGGCGTCATCTCCGCCGATCGCCTTTCCGGCATTCACGGCCAGTTTATTCATGGCGCTTGCCACGTCTTCAACGCCTGCCCCAGATAAAGATGCGGCGTTCCCAACTTCCTGAAGGGCGGACGCTGAAATTCCAAAACGATTTGCCAGATCCTGAAGTTGATCGCCCTTATCGATTGCCGAGGAAAGGCCGCTGAGGATTTTATCGAATGCAAAAGCGCCGGTCAGGATCCCGGCCGTCTGTTTGGCGAACTTGTTGACGGCGTTCTCCGCCTCTTTCAACCCGTTCTCAAACGAGCTTTTTTCCAGCGCGAGCTTGGCTGTTGCGACAGCGTCCATATTAGGCAAATCCTGCTTCTTTTGATTTGTGTTTCACGATGGCGATCACGCTTTTGGCTAGTGTGTTTCGCTGGATGTCAAGAGTCTTCTGTAAATTGGAACGGCTGAGCGCCCGGCCGATCCATGGAATGCTGTTTTTCAATTCCACGTACTTGTCGGTCACAGTCACGGAGCCCTTCCCATACTTTGAAATCAGCTTTTGAATCCACCCCTGGACAGATCCAACGCCTTTTACCCTGGCAAATCCTCCAAGCATTGAAGCGCATTCCGCCCATCCGGCCTTTGCGATGCCGACTTTCTTTTGCGTTTCTTTGATGTATCGCTGCTGATCTTTTTGAAGGAGATAACCTTTTTGGTCAGTCTTTGTTCTGCCTGTCGCACGGCTTCTGGTTTTCTGGTGAAATTCTTTGATTCCTGATGCGGTTAGTTCTTGATTGTCATAATTCAGATAATTCTTTCCATCTTTTGTTGTGAATCGCTGATTGAATGCCTTCGGCCCGAGTGGACGCATCCGCCCGGCCTCTTTCATGTATTCTTTGGTCAAGGGCTTTGTGATCGCCGCAATATCCCGCAGGATTGCGTTTTCGCCCTTCTTGCGTGCATCAGCATTCATGCCAAAAGGTTGTGTGGCGTTGGTCAACCTGACTGCCAGCGCGCGGCCGGACGATCGCAGCTCTTTCGCCTGCTCTTGTTTGGTCAGCTTCCCCCATAAGGCCAGCGCTTTGGTGAGATTCTTTTCTTCTATTGTCAGTTTCATATTCCCAAAATATCCTTTATGTCACGGAGATCGTCGCCTGTGATCGCTTCCACCCTGCGCAGTTTCACGCCATTGATGAACATAAAAACGTGTTCGGCCTGGTTGACCAAGCAGATCGGAATTTCCCACAGAATTTTCTGCAGATCCCATCCTGTTTCCTTTGCCAGCACGAACACGCTTGCGGCGCATCCGGCCGGCGTCAGGCGTTTCCCGGGTCGCCGATTGGCTTTTTATCCGGGATGACTGCCACCCGCGATTTGTTGGCTTCGCCCAGGATAGCCGCCACCAGCAGCCCGGCCGTGTCCCTATCCTCCGGGGTCATATCCTCCGACCATTCCATCAGTTTCTCGCGGAATTCCTCCTTGTTCCACGCAAGCCGGATCGCTGCTTTCCTGTCCTTGGCCAGCAGAATGTGAACATAGAGAAACGACCAAATAAAATAGATCGAACTGTCGGCGTCGTCCCGGACTTGGAGCAGCAACAGCCGAGAGCCTTCGGTGTATGGCGCCAGGCGTTGATCTTTGAAATATCGATCCGGGCTGACGAACGCGGAATTCAGTTCCGCCTCTAGGTCTTGGTCGCTCATAGCCTGCTTAAAAGGGCTTTCTTTAGCTCAGGACGGGCCTTCTCTGCGACCAGTAGCGTCTGCCCGCCTCTTTGTATGGATAGAATTTTTTCTGCACGCTTCAGAAGGCCCAGAAGTGTCTCTCTGTTCTCGAGCGCCGCCCTCACGAACCTAATCGACGCATCCTCCGGGCTTTTCATTTCAGCCCAAGTGCGTTCCATTTCGGCCTTTGCGTCCTGTCCTTCACCGCCATCCATAAACCAGAACGTGACCTGCTCACGCCCATCCTCTTTTTGGATTCTGGTGACCGGATCCATGGGGCGCAGCTTTGCGCCATAGGCTGCGGCCGCTGCCGCTACTTTGATGTTGGTTGTACCCCAGAAACTCTCGATCATTTCAGGATCTCATGTGAACCGCCCTTTCGGGCTTAGCTCATGTTAGGGTAGCGTGTGGCGCTGACGTCGACCGCGGCGAACGCGTCAGGGCTTTTTGAGTAGGCCACGGATTCGACCACGATCTTTCCGCCGGTGCTCGTCGCGTTGGCGAGAGCGGTCAAGACGGCTCCGGCCGTGGTGGCGTAGGTTCCGATGATTGCGCCGGAAAAGCTCAGAGCGTCGGTCTGATTAAAAAGTGCAAGGGCGACCACGTCGCCGGACGCATTCCGAACTTCTGCTTTCTCGATGTTTCTTGTTTCAGAGAAGTTGGAAACGAGGATTCCGCTCTCTGCGCTCATTCCGAAAGAAAGGCCTGAAGTTCCGATTGTGGTCGCCATATTGCCCTATTTTTTGTGTCAACTCGCCACGCTGTTCGGGTACGCGATCACTGCCAGTTTGAAATTACGCTTCATGCTGCGTTCTTCATTGTCGGCCTCCGCCTCACTGCTTTCCAGTTTTGCGTTGTAACAGCGGGCCGCGCCGATCGCTGTGGTGGCGTTGAGTCTGGCCGTCAGGCTTGTCGTATCATAAAATGCTTGAAGGATTTTCGAGCATTTCTGCGTGTGTGCCGCCAGCGTCGTGTCGTCATAGCGCTGTTCTAGGACGATCTGGACCGGGACGCTGAACACGCCGGAGCCCTGCACGGGTTCTTCGGTTCCCATGGTCGCCTTGATGACGATTGAGGGCGGCTTGTTTTCTGTCAGATCGTGCGACAGGTGGTAGTCTTGCCCGGTGACGGTGGCGGAAAGTAGCTCTTGAAAGGCGCCTTCGATTAGGCGATCGAGCATGGTGACGGCGGGCATATTTTACAGATCCACGTCAACGCGGCCGGGCCAAGGCGGGATATTGTCCTGTGCCCATTGTTCTTTTTGCGGAAGAAAGTAAGTCAAACGATCTTGTCGTAAGGCGGAGGCAAGAATGGCCGGAGCTGAGTTAATCGTCATAAACTTGTCGGCATGCTGAATGGCTTGTGCCATTTCTACGATCGATTGAGCCGTCCAATGTCTTTTGTGAAAGTAGTATTGGCTTTCGCACATAATCACATAATCGTCCATCAGCTCTTCCGCCTTTTGTTGAATATCCAGCGTTGGGTAATTCCATCCTTGGCTAATGCCTAGTGGCGCAAGAAGGTTGTATTGATCGGGCAGGCCAGGTGGCGGCTCGTCCGGCACGCAATCCATAACGATTTTTTTATCAACGCCAACTAAAGCCGGATGACTATACATAAACTCGACGTAACTTTGCCCGCTGTTTCTGTATTCGTTGTATCGGTTGGGCCATATTTGAAAATCCAAGATTTCTCCCTCGCCTTCACCTGGCCCCACCCATTTTGCGTAACTAATAAGATGCAGAGCTGTTGCGTATTGTGGCAGGCATTCAATAAAAACTTCTTCCCCCTGAGAGGCAAAATGCCTAGCTGCTGGGAAGCAGTTGATGATGTCCCCAAGGCGCTGGTGATAAACAATAGTTTTCAATCGTTAAACCCAACGATGGCAAACGACCAATATAGATCCCGCTGACTGCACAAAATTTGTTTGAACCCAAGATCGGCCAGCGTCTTTTTTATATCCTCTGGATGAAACAAATGGGCGTGTTTGCGATTGTTTTGAGGGCGCCAGTATTCCATGTCTGGGTGCGGCAGATACATAAACAATGTCCCGCCTTGTTTTAGACGTGTTTTCCAATGCTCTAACGCATCAACATATCTTTCAACGTGCTCAAGGGTGTGAGACGAGAAAATAAAATCATATTTTCGGTCTGGTAAATTAAGTGCGTCGTGGCCGTCTGGTTGGTCAATGTTGACCACAGTAGCGCCAGGTAAGTGCCAATCTTTAGTGCCACCAATATCGAGCCCATTACCCCGGCAAAAATGTTGAGCAAATGGAAGCACGTGAGCGCATGCATTTCCGTTCTTAATATAATCTGGGTACAGCCTGCCTTTGTATTCGTAGATCACGGATTTCTGTCCTTGAAAATCTTTTCTCCCAGCGTGTAGTTTTCTTTGGCGTTGTGCTTTTTGAATTCTTCGTCCTGTGGTGCGCCTGTGAAAATTGGGTTGTTGTGTGTAAAAACAACGTCCTTGGCGGAAATGATGACGCCGTCGCATGCAGCTCTTTTGGAAAATTCGTTATCCGAAAAAATGCCAGAGCATGCGTCGTATTCAGCCGCAAACATGGCGCCCTGATCGTCTAGTCTTGCCCGGGTCATGATTGCCATACACAGCAGGTCGTCCTGCCGGTGGCCGTCGCTAATCGCCAAAACCTTCGGCTTGCTGGTATCGCCCAGCCTATCGATCAGAATCTGATCCCAGTGCAGCGGTGGATCCCAATCGTCGGATCCCTGCACGATGATCTCGCCTTGCGCCACGGCGCTCGCCCTGTTCCAAGCGGCGATGCAGCTTCCCTTCCCCATGACCGGCCCCCACGGTTTTAGCGTCTTCGCCTTCTCATCGTCATCATCGCACGAAAAGATCCATTCGACGGCAGCCGGATCCGCTGCCTTTTTCATCCAAAGGATTCTGGCGTTGATCGCTTCCTGTGGTCTCCCACGGGTGGCGTGACAGATTGAGATTTTGATTGGACGGATCTTCCGCCAGCTCCCCCACACGCGCTCGGCCTCGTCGTTGTCGCCTACGGCCCGGCACGCGGCGATATACAGATCGATGCATTCAAAATCATAGACCGTGCGCTGAGCGTTCCAGATCGTGACGCCGGGATCCGACTGCACCATCGCCGACTTGAGATAATGGTAGGCCGACGACCAGCGGCCGACGGACGCTTCTTCCCTGGCCAAGTAGTAAAGAGATTCACGCCGGCTGGGATTCATGTGGTGCGCTTTGTGATAAAGCTCGATCCGCTTTTCACGGTCAGGCGTGGCCGTCGCCAAATTGTTCATGGCCTCGTATGCCAGTGTGGCTTCCTGATCTGGCCAGTGCGCGGCAGCGTTTGACCATGGGATCGATTCCGTGCGGTTGTTGGATAGGAAAAGTTCCTGCTGGTAGTAATAGGCGTATTTTCCGGCCTCGCTTAGTTGCGCTTTGAGAATGCGGAGATTGCGGTCAGCGCTTCCCTGCTTGTATCCGCCAGGGTGATGTTCAACCCAGACCGCCTGCTCGCCGACTGAAGTGAATCCCGGAAGCGGCAACAGCGCCTCATGTACGGCGTAGTTCCACCGGCCCGTCCATCCGTTGTCGGTTTTCTTCACCATCCGTTCCCGTACTGGGGTAAGTTTAGCGTTTAAAACCGCATAAACTCCGGCATAGATGCCGACCTTCGGATCGGATTCAAACGCCGCCACGGCTCGTTTAAACGCGTTTTTTAGGTCTTTATGGGGCAGGTCATCGCAGTCGACCCATACGGCATAGTCCCCGGAGCAGGCGTCTAGTGCTTTGTTGCGGGCGGCCGCAAAGTTGTCGATGTGCGGCCAATCGGCGCCTGCTGGTGCGTTGTGATATTCGGTGATGACGGCCCCAGCCTTTTCAGCGATCGCCCGGGTTCCGTCGTCCGGCCGGGATCCCTGCGCCATGCACACGACCAGTTCATCGCAGAACGGTTTAAATGCTGTCAGGCAGCGTTCCATGAATGCGGCCTCATGGCCTGCAATCATGTAAATTGAAATTTTAGGATTTCGGGTGGCCACGTTTAAACCTCTCGAAGTCCCAGCACGTAGCTTCCGATTGATGTATCAATCGACGCCACCCGATAGCTGACCGAATTGGCCAAAAGAATGGAACCGATTGTCGGAGCTGTGGCCATGTTTGCCACGTCAATGGTGAACGTTGAATTCAGATCCAAATCAAAGCCGCCTAGCTCGACGTTTTCTTTGCGTGAGATTGTGGACAGGATCCCGGTGACGCTTGTGGATCCGATGGTGGCGGCGGTGCCTGTCTGGGTGTAGAGAGCCGCCAGACTTTCCTTTAGGCATTCAGTAAATTCAGACATTTGAGGATTTCTTAAAGTGGAAAGGGCGGCGGGCCTTTCAGCCCACCGCCCTCCCCGAGTGAATTAGCTGCCGTTGATACGCACGAGGCTGTTGGTCTCGCCGGCCTTGCAGCCGTAAATTAGGCAATAGGTTCTCTGGAGCTGCCCTGAAAACACATTATATGCCTCCCTTATTTGGATCGAAAGTCCAGTCCGAGGTTCCGTAACCGTATCAATCGTTCCAGGGATTGGAACGTTGGTAGGAATTTCGGGAACGCGGGCTGCGATCAAGAGCGCTTCACGCTGGGCGAAGAATCCGCCGAGGGTGATGCTGTTGGAAGGAACCGCGCTGTACATGTTGATGTTGAACCCGGCAACGGATCCGATGCCAGCCGTGCGGGCCTGTTCACCGGAGATCTGAGCGTTCGCCACGATGGTCGAATCATTCAAGAGTCGGCCATAGTAAGAAGGCGCCAGAACCGCATACCGATCGTGCTGGGGAACGTTGTTATTGTTGAGGGTGATTCCAGCCGAAACCACGGAGGCGTAGCTGAAGGTCGCCGAGCTCTGCGTGAGCGCGGAGGTGAAGCTGCTGGAAGTGACGAGCGCGAGCAGGTCACCGACCATCTGCAAACCAAGAGCGTGAGCGGCCGCACCGGCGAACCGTTCGATCAGGTTGATGTTGGAGCTGGTGCGCTCTTGATCGTCCACCGAATACGAAACGTGTTTGAATTTGTTCAGAGTGATCTGAACGTCGGTCTGTGTGGTAGCTGTCGCCACGTAGCCGTTGGCCTGCGAGTAGTCCTGGGCGGTCGTCGCAGAGATGCGGTGGGTGTAGATCGAGGCGTTGTATTTTGCCGCTTCGTTGCTGAAATCCGTGACGGAGTTTCTGAGGAAGCTGTAATCCGCCACGAGGATCTCGAGAGCCCTCTGAGCGATTACATTGGCATTCGTTGTTCCGATTGTGTTGGCCATTGTAGTGTTCTCCTAGTGGGCCTTACAGCCCGAGTTTGCGGAGCAGTTCCGACCGACGGGCCGGTGACTTTTCCGCGTTGAATTGATTGAGGATTTCAGCCCGGCCGAGCGGTTGGCTCGATTCAGCGGGAACCGCCACTGCACCAGCAGCGTCGGCCTTGGCTTTTTCCAAAGTGGTCACGGCCTTGTCGGCCTTTTCGTCGGACTTGGCGCTCATTCCGTAAGGTTTGGCCATGTCTTCAGCGGGAGCGGCAGGAGCTTCGCCAGCCTCTTCGCCTTGTTCTCCGGCGATGTCTGCCTTTTGAAGGGCGATCATGGAGTCCATCTTTTCAGAGAGAGCGGTCAACATTCCGACGACGTCCGTGAGAGTAGGTTCGGCCATTTTTTCCTCGGGCTTGTCGGCAGGTTTTTCAGCCAGCTCGGCTTTCACCTCGACAACGGGAGATTCAACGGCAGGAGCTGCGACCTCGGCCACGACGACCGGCGCGATCTCCTCTTTGTTCACTTCGACAGACGCTTCGTTCATTTGCAGTTTTTTCATGTCAACTGCTGTGAATGCAGAAAACATTCCGGCGGGGTTGGCGGCCGGGGTGCTGACCACGCTGATGTCGTAGATCTCGGTTACCCTAGCGAAACGATCACCTGCAATTTCCTCTGGGACGCCGCTGAACGTAAGGGACAGGCCAAATCCTTCCGGGAGTACCTGCGCCAAGTGCTGTACGAACTGCGCTTCGTTGGTGTTAAACAGGGTCAGGTCGCCCATCAGTCGTTCGCCTTCAATCCTGAATCCGTCGATATATCCAAGGATCCCGGAGACCTCGGCCCCGTGGCCCATGGTCACCTTGATTCGCTTCATGGAATTGGCGACTTCGAGCGCCTGCTCGAGCGACTTTTGATCGATCAGCAGATTGTGACCCTTGGCCTCGCCGATCGTAAGAATGGAAACGTTTGAGAGTTTGTTGGCCATGCAGGCCAACGCGTGTCAAAAACCTAGTTTCTCAGCAGGACTGGACTTGGAAAAATAGGCTGAAAAGTTGCAGGCTGACCGCCTTCGGGTGGCGGGGTATGGTGATCGCTGATGGCCTGAAAGATTGAATCGCAGATATGCTTTGCCGATTCTTCGTTTTTAATCGACAGAACCTCGTTGTTTAATCCGCCAAGTTTCAGAAGAACCGAACAGCGTGGCTTGCCAACGTACATTTTGTAAAGAATGGCAGCGCTTCCGCCGGTGATAATAAATGATGTGGCGTAGGATTTTAATGTGAAAAGGATGGGGCCAAAAAGCAGGCCAAACAGGGAAAGAAAAGTCCAAAGTAAAGTGACGACATTAAAGTTTTTGTTTTTTTCCCATTCGACTCCGTGAATGGCTGGGATGGCAAATTTCTTGTTTCCAAACTGTACGACCTGCGAAGTGATTAGAAGCGTGCCGTCATTGTAGTAAACATGCGGGCCGGCAGGTGCGGCTTGTTCTTGTTGATCGTTTTGCTGGTATTCGTCAAAATCAATCCGCCGCATTTCAAAACATTAAACCATCAAAAACGGCGGACAATAAAAATCAGCGCTTCTTTTTAGGCTTTGGCTTTTGATCTTTCAGACCGACCGCCTTCGCCACCATGTCGAGCTCCTTGGCGGACAGGCTAAAGTCCGGGTCGTCCTTCATCGTAAACGCTTCAGTGCGTGTGTCGGTCTTGGCGGTGAAGCGCAACTTGCACGCAGTCTGCCGTTTTTCTTGGTCGGGATATTCTTTGACCATGGCCCGGTCAGTCATGCACCTGTCCATGAAAGCGCTTTCGTTTTCACCGACGCTGGGATCGGGCATGTTGAATTCCGTTTTTTTATTGAATCGGAGTTTGCATGCGTCCTGCCGGTTGTCCTGATCGGGGTACTCCTTGACCATGGCGCGGTCAGTCATGCAGCGATCCATGAAAGCGCTTTCGTTTTCGCCCACGGTAGGATCCGGCATGTTGAATTCTGTCTTCGATGTGAAGCGCAACTTGCACGCCCCCTTCCGTTTGTCCTGATCGGGATATTCCTTGATCATGCTTGTTTCGGTCATGCACCGATCCATGAAAGCGGATTCGTCTTCACCTGGCGTTGGGTCTGGCATGTTCAGTTCGACCACGGCCGACAGCTCCGCGTCCGGCCCTGCGTTCGGATCCTTTTGAGGATTCGCTGGAGTGGGTTCGTCCACGGCGGGAGCTTCAGCCACAGGTTCCACCGGAGCGGATCCGCTTTCTCCGTTTGTTCCTGGGGCCGTTTGCACAGGTGCGCCTTTCGCAATCTTGACGGCGTCTTCTTCGTTCATTCCAAAAATAGAAACGAGAATCACGACGGCCTGCTCGGGTGTAATCAAACCTTGTCCAATCGATTGGAGAAGAGTGGTTAGACTTTGCGCCCCGCCTACTCCGATCTTGGTGATAAGCGGTTCGGGCTGTACGTCGCCGCCGCCAAGATAAGCCTGCTCGACTTTTTTCTGATCGGATACTTCCATCCAATCTAATCCAAGTTCGCCAAAGTAATCGGATAGGGTAGTCAGTCCGGCCTTGTAATCCTCCCGAGATTGCTGTGCCTCTCGAGAAGCGTCCACGGTCAGCGACTTCGGAGTCTGCCACGTGACCTTTGCGTAGTCTTCAACGGCTGGCAGGTCGCCGCTGGCAATCGCTCCTCCGATGAAATAACGCCACGCCCGATTACAGAATCTGTCGATCAGTAGGCGCTGGCGTTGTTCAAAACGACGCTGCGCTTTGGCCACGATAAATCGCATCCCTGCGCCGCCCACGCTGGCCGGGTCATAAACGAATTCCACCGGAAGGCCGAGCCCCATCGCCACGTCACGGATGAGAAACTTGGCGAACGGTTCAAAGCCGGCGTGCGGCCGGTTCGGCCCGACCATTTCAATCTTTTCGCCTGGAGCCAGCCGGGGGATCGTGGCCGAGCTTGTGATTTCTTCGCGGGCGATTGTCGCTTCACCGGAGTCTTGCGCTTGTACGGTTCCAAAGAATCCGCCCTGCCCGGCCAGCTCGTCGCCTTGATCGGTGGTGATGACGGCGGCGATCGAGCCCTGAAGTTTCAGTGCGTCTTTTTCAAATTCACCCAGCATCTTTAGATCCCGGACGTGATTCAACGCACGAGCCAGTGACGATCCTCCGCGGATCTGGTCAGGCCGTTCCAATTCCATGAGATGAATGACGGTATCCGCCCCGAGCTTCCGGTAGAGTTCGCCGGTTTGGATCAAGTAGGCGGTGGGTTCGCCGAGCTTTCCAAGGAACACGCCGTCGGCTGTCCCGTAGTCGTCCCCCTCGCATACCCGATGACCTTCGACAATTTGCAGCTTCCCCTTCTCAGTCATGACGACAAAGACGTCGCCGTCCACGTCGATTGATCGTGACAGAGTCAGCAGCATGTCCGTCCAAGTCATCCTGCCGGTGACTTCCGGTGATGGCGCGACCATGTCCCGCCAGTATTCCTCGCAGAGTCTTCCGAATTCCTGATCGTTCCCGCGATATTGTGGTCGCAGTCCGGGCCCGATCGAATAGGTGGCGATTGAATCTACTGCGCCTTTGATTAGGCCGACGTTGCGGTACATGTGCCGCGCAAGTTTGAGAAGTTCCGTCCGGGTCGCTTCGTTTAGATCGAGGCGTGAATCGCGGGCGTGCGCTCCGTAAATGACAGGCCGTTTCCGTGAAAATCCTGCGCCCTCGTAAGGTTGAAACGTACTGATGCCAGCGCCAAATCCTGCGCCAAACGCCTTGATCCCTGCACCCATCCGGGCCACGAGTGAAACCTTTTTCGACATAATTAGCTGTCCAGAATGTAAGAAAACGAGGCGCTGGTGCGTGTGACCTGTACGCCGTTTAGGTAATCAATGGCAGCCTGAAACAGTTCGACGCGTTCGGTGGGTTTCATGTCGATTTGAAAACTGGCGGATTGTCCGCCCGCCGACGTACCCACCAAAGCACGGCCTGAAGCTGCGCCGGTCATGGCCGAGTTTCTGTCGGCTGCCAGATTGGTCAGCGCTGTCGCTGTAACCCCGGAGGCTTGTGCCAGGTAGTTGGTAGCGACGGCGCGGGTAAGTCTGCGAGAAGCGGCCATCACTCGCCCGTGGGTGTCAACGATTCCTCGTCCAGCGCGGCCGTCGGCCTGATGATTTTTCCAAACACGGCAAACCCGGCCAGATAAGTCTCGCAGTCATACAAGTGATCTTGACGGCTTTTGATTCGCACCCATTCGTATAGATCCTTGCCGGTCTTTCGATTGATGCGGTGGATCTTTTTGTGGGAGGACATGTGCTCTTTGTATTGTGGGGAAACGTCGTGAGCCACTTCCCACAGCGGCCCCTGCCCACGACGCAACCATGCCAGCAAATCCTGACAGGCCGGTGAGCTAAGCAGAATCAGCATGCAGCCGGCGTCGGTCGGTTGCGTTGCGCTGTGGACTGATTTCATTCGACCGCGTGGCGTTTCAATCCAATAAAATGGGCGCTCCTCACCTTTTAACGCCGTGAACTTGTAGCGGGCGGCGATCCGGTATGTATCTTGAGCTTCAAACCCTGAGTCGATGCAGACGTGCTTCGGATCCACGCCGAGCTCGTGAAGTGTTTGCGCCACGTCCTCGATCGTTCGCCTCCGCCCTTCCTCAATCAGCCGACTCGATCCGTCCCGGGCGAACGCACGCACGGCGAACCAGTATTCGTCGATCTGTCTATCTATGGCCGCAAGTTTTATATGTTCCGTTTCCCATGATTGCCTTTTTGCAAAGGCACCCGCGGGAATGTCCACAGTCTTGTCGTCGTCGAACTGATCTTCCCAGGGTAAAGCGCTCCACCCGTTCACGAACCCCTGCAATCCGTGCAGATAATGTTTTTCCGTCAGGAACTTTTTGGCGCAGTCGGCGATCGTCACGCTCAATGAGTAGTACGACGGCAGCCGGAAGCTACGTCGGCCCGGCTCGGCGTTTGCATTGCCAGCCACCCAATTCCCTTGCTCGATTGCCTTTCGCCGTTCGCCTTCCGTCCACGGGTGGTCGCATTTTGTGCAGTGATACCGGGCGGTCTCTCCAACCTTTTTCATGTCCCACTTTCCGTTCGCGTCCCGGGCTGCGTCGTCCCATCGCACTTGTCCGAATTCCATCGCCTGCGCTTCGTTGCAGGCCGGGCATGGAACGTGATAGGTCTCCTGAGATCCGGCCAGATAATTCGTCCAGATGTCGCCGGTGCTTAGTGTGGGCGTGCTGGTCAGAACGTGTTTGCGTGCCGGAAACGCCTTCGTGCGTTCTAAGCATAGCGACATGGCGGAAGTTTCCTTGTCAGTAGGCGGCGCAAACTTGTCGAGCTCGTCCAGAACGGCGATGCAGACAGGACGGCTTGAGATGTTGGCCGGACTGTTCGATCCGGTCAGCGTCAGCGTGCAGTTTAGGAACTGCATTTCCAAGTTGGCAAAGTCGTCGCTGTCATATGGGAATAGCGCTTTCACCGGCTTGCATTTTTCAAAAATTGGCACCAGCCGCGTCTTGGAATATGACCGCGCCAGATCGGCGTTGGGCATGACCAGCAGTGACGGCGCTGGGTCGTTGGCGATCCGATAGGCCAGCCACACCGCCAGCGTCAGCGTCTTTCCTGTCTGACTTCCCCAGCACAAGCAAACCGTGTGAACGCCCGGATCCGCCAGCGCTTCAAGCACGCCCCGGACGTAGGGCGAGTTGGCCGTAGAGTACAGCCCGGGCCGAGCCGTGATCCGGCTGTCCAGTTGGATGTTCCGTTCCGCCCACTCAATCACGGACGGCGGTTTCTCATAATGCCAGCGGGCCTTTTCCCGTCGGCGCAGTTCGGTCTGTGCCTTCGTCACAGCGCCGATTCCACCTGGCGCATAATTTGCCCGACCTCGTTTTCGACCTCCGCCTGCACCTCAGCCGCTGGCCGGTTGGCGCAGATCGGTGCCAGCCGTTTTGCCATGCCCTTCAGTAGTGGAATCAGCGCATTGTCTCGGGCGGCGAGCAGCTTATCGGCCTCATCCACGGGAACCATTTTGCCTTCAGCTTCGTTGATGTCCGGCCGGTCGCCCTTCATTTTGCGTAGCGCTTCGACGACGCGGGTATAATCGCTGATCAGAGCTGACCGCTCCGGGCCGGTGGCTTGCTTGGCGGCTTCGCCTAGGGTGGCGGCGAGTGATTCCAGCCGATCGATTTCGCCGTCCAGACCTACGCCGTCGATCGCCTCAAGTGCTTTGGGCGGGTTTGCGGCTGCCTGCTTTTCAAGTTGGCGCCGGGCTTGGCGAAGACCGACGCCGGCAGCGGCGGCCTGTGCATGAATTGCGGTGTTTTTAGGGCGTCCCATAGGTCAAAGTAAGGTTTTAAAATTTCACTCAAAAAAGGGGTGGCAGATGCAAGCACAGATCGGAAGAGCAC